CAATGCGATTGCTTGACGATACATTTGAGCAGTAGCGCGGTTAACGTACACCTTTACATTAGGATCTCCAATCAATGCAGTTGGCAACAAAGCCAAAACTGATTGAATATTAGCAATAACATTACCTGCAGTCATTGTAGTCCAAGTTTCTTCCAAAGAAGATTGCGCTTTGATTTTCTTTTCAAGACCATCAAATGAAGGGTAAGTAGAACCAACAGTTACATCACCTTGCCAAATTGTGAACTCGATGTTTTGAGCAACATTAGCAGCAGCGTAACCAATCAAGAAATCTTGGAAGTTAGCAGGAACAACATCATTAGCGAAACCACGACCAGTTTGTGCGGCTTCCCAATCACGAGCGAAATCTGATTTACAAACTTCCAAATTCACTTTCAAATCAGTAACAACCAAAACAGATTCGTTCAAAGTCAAATCAGTTGGATCAGAGAAATCACAAGTAAAAGATTGAACCAAGTTTGCACTTGATAATTTCTTCAATACTGCCTTGTATTTAACACCCTCTTTAAGTG